TAGGGTAGAGGTGAGGAGAGTTTGGTGTTGTGGGAGAAGGGTATTGTGGGGTAAAGAACCACTCGTGGTCCAGAGGAGGAGGGGAAAAGTCGCTTGAGAGCAGGATAGCCTGGCGATACTCGCTATAGAAGTAAGGGTAATCGGAGAGTTGGTGCCAGGCCCAGCGGGCGCGGATTTGGTCTTGGATTTGGAAGGTTTGAGGGTTAATGCCTGCGGAGGTGAGGCGATTAGCGAGGCGTGTGAGATCGGCACGATTTAATTGCCAGGCAGGTTTATGGGATTTTTGATCAAAGACGAGGACTTTACCCAACAGGGAGCCGGCCATTTGGAGATAGAGTTTGGTGAAGGGGGTTTTAGGGCGAGCATTATCCCAGAGCAGGTAAGCGCGCATGAAGCGAGCGACTTCGAGCAAGGAAGTAAAGTTGTAGGTAAAGCGGTCGTGGCCGTAGTGGGCGCGGCGTTTACGTTCGTTGAGTTCTTTAGGGAAGTAAAATTTAGCTCGCGGGTTTTCCCATTTTGGCCCTCTCATAGAAGTTGGCGCGGAGGAAGGCGCCTTGGGAAGAGGCGTTGAGGAGAGCGGAGAGTTGGGCTGGGGTGACATTGTGGTAAGAATAGGTATGGCCGGAGTGGAAAGTTACTTCGAGGGTGCGGGTATTTTGGTTGTAGAAACCTTTTTTGAGGTTGGAGCTTTTAAATGTAAGGTTCATTTGAGAGGTAACCGGGCCATTCTTTTTTGAGGATGAAGGTGGCATTTTGGAGAGCGGATTCTTTAGAGATAGCGGAGCCTAATTCAACGACGACATCGTAGTGGCCGACATGAGTCATGCGCGGGGAGAAAGCGATAGCCAGTTCCCATTGACCCTGGACCCTGAGCAAGGAAGCTTTATTGCCGTTAAATTCCCAACGCATTTGAAGGGGAAGAGCAGTGAGTTTTTATGCCTGCGGAACAAAGTTTGAGTGAGGTGCTTAATTTAGACGCATTTCTGTTAATGTGCGTCAAGTTAAAGATTTCGTCCAAGCGCTATGGGCGGTGTGCGCTGCGGCCGATTGCGACACAGCGCTACCTGATCACTGAGATTCTTGAAGCGTTAAAGGCTGGGATACATCAGTTTGTGATTTTGAAGTGCCGGCAATCGGGCACGACCACGATATCGCTGGCGTTTTTATTGTATTGGATGCAGCGGCATAGTGGGATGACAGGGTTATTTGCGATTGATTCCGACGAGAACCGGACCAAACAGAACCTGGCGTTTCGCATGATGTACGATGCGTTAGCGGAAGCCGGGGATGACTGGTGTGTGCCGCGGACTATTGATGCGCGGGAACTGGTGGGATGGGCCAACGGGAGCAGTCTTGGGTTTGACAACGCCAACAAACGCAAGAAAGGCACTCTTGGCCGCTCGACCGGGCTTAATATCGGGTTTTTTGACGAGGTGGCGTTTTGGGATGATCCCAACAGTTTGGTGAGTTTAAAGCCGTCGATCGACAACTTTAACCCGAACCGGCTCTACATTTACGCGAGTACGGCGAACGGGTTTAACCTCTTTCACAAGATGTGTCAGAGGGCGGAACAGAGCAGGGCGATCCGGTTTATTTTCATCGGGTGGTGGCGGCACGAATGGTATCGGATTGAGCGGGACGACGCGCTTGGGGTATTTGAGGCTTACTGGGACGGGACGCTTAGCGGGGATGAAGAAATGTGGGTCAATGAGATCAAGACCAAATACGACTTTGATATTGTGCCTGAGCAGATTGTCTGGTGGCGCTACATGCTGACTGAGGAGTTTCACGATGATTTAAGCGCGCTTAAACAGGAATACCCGTGTCTGCCGCCGGACGCGTTTCAATATGGGGGTTCGACCTTCTTTGACCCTGAATCGCTGCGTTTAAGCACGATTGAGATCAGCTCGCCCTCCAGTTCCTATTGCCCTCGGTATTTCAGGTTCAAGTTCGGAAAGAACTTTTTAGAGACGACTGTTGAGGAAACTGACTCGCGAAGCGGCAAATATCACCTGGCAGTGTTTGAGCCGCCTCGAGACGGGGAAGGGGTGTTTTACTCTATCGGGGTGGACCCGGCTTATGGGATGAGTGAGACCAGTGACTACGGCTGCATCCAGTTGGTGCGCTGTTTTGAGGACGGTATGGAACAGTGCGCTGAGTTTGCCGCCAGGGGGTTAAATACCAAACATCTTGCTTGGGCGATGTTATACCTTTTTGGTGCTTACCATCGTCAGGACGGGACGCCGAACGTGGTTTGGAACGTGGAAATCCAGGGAGGCGGGGCCAGTGTGATCGACGAGGTTGAACATTTACAGGCTGATGTGACCGGGTTTTATGACAAGCTGGGACTGGCTTTCGACAGTTTACGCGCTTACGCCTACAAGCGGATAGACAGTTTAAGCCCCAATTACACGGCTAAACACTTTAACCAGAGCGCGCTTACCCGGGATCAGGGATTGCACCACATCAAGAGCTATTTTGAATGCGGGCGCCTGATGCTTCACTCGATGAATCTGGTCAACGAAATGAGTTACATGATCAGGGGACCGGGCGGTTACATTGAGAGCAGTGACGGCAAACACGATGACCTTGTGATGGGGCTCTTAGTGGCAGTATTTAATTATCTCGACCCTATCCGCTATGATTTAGAAGGCAGCGGGTGCACGATTGGCAAGTGGATGGACGAACGAAGTCTCTTGCTTAAGGGGGCAACTAGTGATGATCTGTTATATTTAAGGGTCAAAGACTGGATAACCGAGAAACGGGATCTGGCACGTGAACGCGAGGAAGAGCTCAAAAACCTGATTAGCGGATGATCATCAAGGAATGGCGCTGTAAAGAGTGCGAGCTTGAATTTGAATCGCCACTGCCATTGTGTCCCAGGTGCAAGCGGATCGCTAAACGAGCGTTCAGAACCGCACCGCACATAGGGAGTGTCAAAGCGCAAAACGTGGATCGGATTTTAAGTGACGTGTTGCCGGCTCAGAACTTGGCTGATTACAGCAATGCGACCGGGTACCCGAAACCAAGCTTTGGCGGGATTTACCAGTCTGAGAGCGGGATGCGAGCTGGGTTTGGACTGGCTAACTTGTCTAAGCTGATCCCTGAGTTGCCCAAGGATGCGCCACTGATGAAGATGAATATCAATACCGGAGCACGCGAAGCCGTTGATGTAGAGAGTTGGGCGGCTAATCTGCCTAAAGCAGTGAGTGCCGTAAACGGTGTGCAGATTGGGAAAGCCGGGGCAGGTCTCTCTGACCGGACCCAGATCGCCGGCAGATACAAAGGATAAAGGCTTTTTTTATGTCAACGCCGATTTTTTCCTACGTCAATAATGTCGCTAGCAATATCGCGATCTGCACCATCTTGGCGCCTTTGCCATTCGGGGCCGGGGGTGGGGGACTCCCACAAAATACTCCGTTGCAAGGTCCGGTGATTGATCTGGCAATATTTTCGATTGCTGCCGGATCAACCGGGGTTGGCACTGTGCTCACACTTCAGGAGTTGGGCCTTGACTCTGACATAAGTGCCGGGGCGCTGGTGCCGGTATGGAGGACGGTCTGTACCGGAGGAGGCACCAGTACCCCGGTCACCATCACGCTCGCCAATTCCACCCCGTACGGAGGGATCATTAACGGACCTTTTCACGGGTTACGTTTTTTAATCAGCGGTGTAGTCGGCAACGGTGTGGCTTATGCGCGTTTAACCGGCACCGTGCGGATGACTTGAACCGCTATGGACGAAATCGTTCCAGAAGCTCAAGAACAACTTGCTCAGGTCGACCAGCAAGACGAGGTCACTCCCTTTGTGGTGTGGACACCTGATCCGCCCCTGATCGTTATGTGGTGCGGAGTTTGCAGAGTAGGATTGGGACCATGAAACTGAGCGAGAAATGGCGGTATCAGGAAGCCATCGAGGTACGCGATAAATGCATGGCGAGTTCTCCTAACCGCGGCGCTTTTTATCACAAATGCCGCAACGCCTATGATCACGGGAGCAGAGACGTCGACCAGGCGCGCCATAACAAGGTCAAGCCAGTTACTAATCGAGTCGCATCTTTTTTGTACGCTCCCGGCCGCACCTATTACTGGGCCGAACTTCCCCCGGATGAAATTGAACACCTGGACAAGGTCGAAAGCGTTATCGATTGCGTACAGGATGCCTGGCACGATACCGGGAGCGACCTTTTAGCCTGGGAAGCGGTCCTGTCTGGATTGACCTGCGGATGTTGCCCGGTCATTACGTTACCGGAAAGGATGACCGATGGCACACCAACGCTCGTCAGCCGGATTCTCGAACCCGAAATGTTCGGTGTCTTTAACGAGTCAGTCACCGATCTGATGCAGCAACAGGCGATTTGCTGGGATGCTTACCTTACTCGCCCCGAGATTGAGATCCGGCTTACCATGCACCCTAAACGGGTGCGCGACAAAATCATGGCAGACCTCGAAACGGTGGCGCCTGAGTATGTCGAGACTGATCGGGTTTTTGTTTCTAATTACCAGGGGATAAACTCAGGGAACGTTGAAACCGGCATTGTGATGAGCCGCCTTGGCGGCCAATACAGCTATAATCCCTACGTAATGACCCCGCTTTACCGGGTTAGCAATCTGATCTTTTTTGATGACGATATCGGGGATTGGAACTGGGTGCTTTTGAGCGCATCCAATGCCATCTTTGATCTGCCGATAAGTGAAATCGGGGTGCCGGGGATACTGCCGGTTACAGTGGTGCGGCCATCGCCTAAAAAGAATTACTTCTGGGGCTACTCCCTCGCTGACGATCTGTTGCTGTTGCAGGATTGGTTTTCTAAGCGGGTCGCCCAGATGGATGAGCTATTCGAAAAGATACTTAAAACGCCAAAGATCGGGTTTGGAGTAGGGCCAATGCGCGAAAGCAAGATTGCTGCCTTAAATCGTCCCGGCGGTTATGCCTCTATTCCTAATCCTGCTGCGAAAATCGAGGAATTGAAACCTGATATCCCTGATTCGGCATTTACCATGATGAACGAGATCAGCGATTATTTCATTGAAGCCGGCGATATGAGGCCGGGAATGTTCGGCCGGCCTGAACCAGGGCAACGAGGTGCTGAAGCTCAAAGTGCTCTCATGCGGATAACGGCAGCTCCCATCGCCGTTAAAGCTTTGATCGTGGAAAAAGCCATCGAAGATTGGACTAACCAGATCTTCCGGTACAAACGTCGCTACGACGCTTCGCTTTATCCCGTGTACGAGGATGACGGGCAGTTTAAAGGGCGCTATTTCAGGATGAGTGAAGTGCCGGAAGCTACCCGCATCAAGGTGGACGGTCACTCTGCGAGTCCTGTTTTCTTCGAGGACCAGAAACGCGATGCCGAGCAACTGGTTCGCCATCAGGCGATGGACCCAGAGAGCTTGATCGAGTTCATTAGTCCGCCCATGAAAGGACTCTTAAAGAAACGTTTAAAGAGGCGTCTGATGGCGAACATGGTTGCCCAGGCAATTCAGCAACAAAAGCAGCAGGCAAAACGTAGTGGAGACCCCGAGAAATAAAAGCTGGTTCATGGTTCTGGTGCTTGGCACTGAGCAGTTAACAGGGTTGCGCGTTGAAGCCGCGTTTATGCATCCCGAGGATATCTGCGAGCTTATCGCTACGCTCCTCCCTGAAGAGTTTGTGGTCTTTAGTAGTGTCCACGAAGGCGCACTAGTGCTTTGTAATATTCCCATCTATCCGCGCTTAGAAGTTGTTCCAGGCGCAAATCCGGTGTTCTTAAGCCGGGAACCAATCTGTACGCACTAAAGAAGCGTCAACACTTTTTCCTTGTGCTTTTTACGTGTGAAGCATAAATAGTGTTCTCTAAGGGTGAGACATTTAATGTCCCTCCTGACCCAAACGCAACTCTCTCAAACTTTAGCAAGGAGGATATCCTTTATGCTGTACCTGGAAGAGATTCTGGGATTTAGGCGACGCGGGCGCAAAAAGCGCCGGTAGAACGCTGGCGGCGAATAAGGTACTTGGGAGGTGGCTGACGACGATACTCCTGCTCCTTCAGGAATACCGAACGGCCCGCCGACTGGTACTCCTCCTGGCGCACCACCACCGGGTGCACCTGGAGTCGCAGGCTCAAATCCAATGGCGGGCGCCGGGGGTGGACCTCCCGGTGTCTTGCCTCCACAGGGTGCCGCGGTTCCAATGGCTGTCAGACCCGCCGGCGAGCATGCCAATGGAATGGATATCATGCGGGCAGTCTTAAAAGCGATGCGCGAGGCCTTGACTAAACTCGGACCAAGTAAAGAAGGTGAACTGGTTGCCGAAGCACTGGTGAAGCTCAACAAGATATTTTCTCGTCCGGAAGGCGGCAAAGAGGATTCGGTTGATCCTCATATGCGAATCGCCCAGGCAATTGCCGAGAACCGCCGAACCCAGATGCCGCCACCAATGCCTCCGGGCGGTATGCCTCCGGGTGCGCCACCACCGGGAATGCCGCCCTTGAATCCGCAGATGGCAATGACTCCTCGAGGCCCGATCCCCGGAGCTGGAGGACCGCCATGAACAAGACTTTCCACAAAGCAAAAGAGTATCGCACACACGTTAAAGCGCACAGTGAAGGCGAGGTGCGCGAAGTCGAGACCACACGTTTCAGCCAGGTCAACACTTCAGGGGAAGGACCACTCAGCGGTAAAGGACTCAAAGTGGTTAATCGTCGCGATACGCCTAAACAGGTTACTACCGGGACTCCGGTGGTCTTGAATCGCGGGGAAACAATTTTCACGCCTCGGATCGGCCGCCCGGTCGACGAAGGCAGAACCATTCGGTGTGAAGAGGACTGCAACACATGAAAAGGCCATCCGGCAACAGATCGCGCAAAATAACTGACACTAACCAGGTGTATCTGGACAGTGTTAATCCCCCCGTCTTGCCCGACGTAGGTAAGACCAGTATCCAGAAACTTGCTCCTGGTAAGTTTGCTGAGCGCACCACGCGCGCCGGCAAGTAAAAGCTTTATGGCTGACCCCAACCCCAGAGAAGCCGATTATCAGCGACTTAAAAACGTTGAATCGCTTCTCACGTCCAAACCTGAGTTGCGCAAAAAACTCGAGCAACTGGTGCGTGAAGCCGATCCTAATGCCAGGGTGCCTTTCCTTGAACAGGAAGAAGGTGTGGAGAAACTGATCAAGGAACGCACCTCGAAGCTGGAAGACGAACTCAAGGAACTCAAAGAGCGTACCGCCCGGCGAGAGTACGATGAGGACACCACTCGCACAATTACCAGACTCAAACGTGCGCCGTTTAATCTGGACGAGGAAGATATAAAAGCGGTCAAAGAACTGGTCGCCGCCAAGTACAAAGAAGGCGAAGTGCTCTCCCTTGAAACCGCGGCCAGGTTCTACATCGCTCAACACTCCCCGGTCACCGGCTCTAATCCCGTCAGGAGTCCGTTCAGTACCCGGATGCAAAGACCGAAAAACGATTTTCGCAAAGAACTCCGTAACCCAAAATCACGGCTCTTTACGGACCAACGCAATTACATAGCAGAACAATTGGACCAGGCCTGGGAAGAAGGGCTGGACATGATCAATTCTCAGCAAGGATAATTTATGCCATTAGGATCAGGGATCTTGCCCGCAGGCAGTCTGGGGACACAACTAAGCTACATCACCAGACGAGCAATCCTTCAGAGAGCAATCGTCCAGGTATATAACACCTGTCCATTTTTGGTGGGGTTACTCTCAAACGCGATGTTGGAAGCGGGCGGTATCGACAGTGTGATCGCCAACGTGCAATTCCAGCAAATGGTGCAACCGCAATTTACGGGATTTGACGGCACCTTTACCAGTCCCACAGGGCTGGTGGGTATCACGCCGGCGAGTTGGAGTCTGTGCATGGCTCTGTGCCCGATTCCAATTTTAGCGACTGAACTTCTTATTCAGGAAAAGCAGAAGATCCAATCGATACTGGATTTGCGTTTTAACGATGCCGGTAACGCGATGCGCGACATGCTGGGCACGGTGCTCTACAACAACACTACCAACGCTTTGGAACCGATCGGTCTGCCGGGCGCCATCGATGACGGGACCAATCTGGTGACCTACGGAGGCATTAACCGCTCGAACAATCCTTGGTGGCAAGCCAAACGGTATGCCGCAGGAGGTGTCAACCCTACACGCGCCTTGATCGCTCAGTACATCAACGGGGTGGTGAAAGCTCAGGGCGAGATTCCCGATGCCGGTTTTATGAATGCCGGCACCT